CAATAGTTAGTTTATTAGTAGAGTCATCAAGTCCTATGTGAAAGTTTTGTTCGTTGCCATCAAATAATATTTTTGCATCTTCTGCTCCGCCATCACCGACTGTTACTGTTGGTGTTGTTCCATTAATTAATAAGCTTGAGCCAACTGTAACAGTAGAATTAAAAACCGCGGTGCCTTCGGCAGATACATCAAAAGCTAATAATGATATCTCACTACCACCATCATTACCTTTAATAGTTACATCACCATCACTCGTGGTGTTTTTAATTATACCGTTAACGCCGTCTAATTCTAATCCCATTATAAAATTACCACCACTCCTGTTATAGTTACAATAGCATTAAAAGTAACAGGTCCTGCAAGAACTGCATTACCAACAACTTGATTAACATCTACAGTAGCATCGTGTTCAGGTATAACCTCTGATGCCATTCCACCTGCTCCAACAAATAGTGGACCACCTATTTCTTCTTTGTATGCCATAGTTACTCCTTATGTACTAATCGAATCTACTCTACTAACCCAACAATCAAAACCGTTAGCTGTTCCGCTTTGCGCTTTTAATACATCACCACTTTGCATAACAATTTTTGCACCTCCTTGTATAACTTCAAGAGATGAAGAAACTGGAACACTAACACCTTTGATTAAATATCTAGTATTGTTACTGTCACCAGCATCTGTAATAAATACATCTAGTGTGTCTGTTGTGGTTAGAATATTAGCAAAACGAAGACCTACAACCGCATCATCGCTGTCCGCTGTAAAGATAGTGGTAGCAGAATTTGTTATTCTTTTACCATTTGATTCAAAATCTTGTGCCATATTTTTCTCCTATTTCGTTATATCACAGAGCGATTGCCATCGCAACCGCGAACCCTGGTGATGCATATAGTGTATCTGTTGATGTGCCGCCTATTGTGATAGCATCTGCCTCTAATGTGCCATCTATATCAGCGTTTCCAGATATGTCTAATGTAGCTCCGTCTAGTTCACCTGTAATAGTTAAATTTCTAATACCTGTATAATCTTTGTTTGAGTCTAAAATAACTGCCTTAGAAGCAATGGCCGTACCGACTGCTGTACTGCCTAGATCTAGTGCATTAAGCTCACCGACTACTGCGGTAATGCCATCAAGTACGTTTAGTTCTGCAGCCGTAGAAGTCACACCATCCAATATGTTTAATTCAGCTGCTGTTGATGTTACACCATCAAGTATGTTCAATTCGGCCGCTGTTGATGTTACACCATCAAGTATGTTCAATTCTTCAGGTGTAGATGTAATTTGAGTTGTGCTTGCAGCTGCCAATACAGGTAGTGTACCTGAAACGTTTGGTAGATTAATTGTTCTATCTCCAGTAGGATCTATAATTGTAAGTGTGGTTTCATGTGCATCAGCTGTAGCTCCTTCAAATACTATTGCATTTTCAGCTTGCATTGTAACTGTATCTACAGTTGTGGTTGTGCCTGCTACAGTTAGGTTAGGCACAAGTAATTCTCCTGTGCTTGGGTTATATCTTAATGCACCTGTGTCGTCTAATAAACCATTTGATTCATTGTGAAATACAACAGGAAAGTTTGTGTTAGCTGTGCTGTCTGTAACTGTTACTGTAGATGCTAGCGTAACTGTTGTCCCTGCAATCACACTAGATAAAGCAGTGCCATCAACTGTTATAGCATCAGCTTCTAATGTGCCATCTATATCTGCGTCACCACTAATATCTAAAGTAGCTGCATCAAGTTCACCACTAATAGTAATATTTCTACCACCAGTTATATCCTTATTTGAATCTGTTATAATAGCTTTGCTTGCTATTACTGTTCCGTTGGTTATTCCATCAATAAGATTAATATCTGTAGCACTTGCAGTAACACCATCAAGTATATTTAATTCTGCAGCAGTTGCACTAATAGCTGTACCGTTAAAATTGATAGCATCTAAATAAGCAACACCATCAATATAAATATCTTTCCATTCTTTTGATGAGCTACCTAAATCATAAGTATTATCTGTATT